GGCTCCCAAGTCATAACGCAGGTGTTTTAGATGGCAGGCATACAAGTAACCACAGAACCAACCCAAGAACCCCTAACCTTGCAGGAGGTGAAAGATTACCTGCGCATAGAGGACAGTACCGACGAGAGACTAATAAGATCTCTAATAGAGACGGCTAGACGATTTGCCGAGGAACACATGGGAAGATCCCTAATGTCGCAAACCCTAACTCAGTTCATAGATGGCTACGACGAGATGCACGACCCGCTCTTTGAGGGCTTTAGGACTGGTCCCTTCCTGACCTACTACAAGAATTACATTACACTAGCAAGACCGCCTGTAACCTCGGTCACCTCGGTCAGTACGTTTGATGATGCCGATACCGAGACTACCTTCGCTAGTTCCAAATACTATCTAGACAACGTCAGAGAGCCATCAAGGATCATGCTCAGAAACGGCGAGAACTTTCCAACTGCCCTAAGGGTGGCCAATGCCATAAAGATAGTCTTTGTCTCTGGATACGCAAACGCTTACGCAGTGCCAGAACCGATCAAACTGGGGATGCTACAACACATCGCACACTTATACGAACACCGAGGGGATATGTACGAGTCGCAAGGCTATCCACCCTCGTTAATGAAGCTCTATCAACCCTACACGGTTCTTAAGGGACTGTACTCTAGCACTCTGCTCTCGGTTGGATGATAGGTAAGATGCGACATCAAGTACTGTTGCAACAACCCACCAATACGACAGATGCGGGAGGAGGAGCAGTCAAGACTTGGTCTACGGTAGATACCATGTTCGCTTCCATAAAGCCCGTTTCAGGCTCGGAGAAGTACAGGCAGGGTAAAGTCCAAGAACTAGAAACACACCACATCACGGTACGCTATCGCACTGGTATAGGCACAAACTACAGGGTGCAGTACCAGAGCCGTAACTTCAACATTAAACACATCAGAAACATAGAGGAACGCAACCGATATTTGCTTTTGATTTGTAATGAGGGAGAGGCAAATTGAATATTAAGTTTTCTTTTAAGAACCTTAAGGGTTTCAACAACAAGCTCAAGAAAAGACTAGGACAGGACGCACTGCGTCAGGTCAGGAGCAACGTCACAAGGGGAACAGTCATTGTAAGAAACTATGCTTTAGAGAATATCCAGAGAGGCGCGAAGTCAGGGGTGACATACGAACTCTATGACCCCAGAAGAACCCATACATCTTCTGCCCCTGGTCAGTTCCCTGCTTCTGATACAGGTTTTTTAGCTTCCCAGATATCTACTAACGTCAAGACCCAAGGCAAACAGGTCATAGGCCAGATTATAAGTTCCGCGCCTTACTCAAAGCATCTTGAGTTCGGTACTACAAAGATGGCGGCAAGACCTTTCATGCAACCAAGTCTAGAAAAAAACGCTAGAAAAATAAAAGATATATTCAAGAAAGGAGGGTATGTAGATTGAGTATCGGGCAATTTGCTTTACAAAGCACGATCTATTCCACTCTTAATAATGATAGCAACCTAACCTCTACGCTAGGCGCAGGAGTCTATGATGAGGTGATAGAAGGATCTAGCTACCCATTCGTGGCCATTGGAGAAGAGACTGCGGTAGATTATGGCACTAAGGATGTAGACGGAGGCGAGTTTACCGTAAACGTCCATGTTTGGTCGCAGTACACAGGAGCCAAAGAGACGAAAAATATAATGGACAGAATTCACGATTTATTGCATGATAGTAGCTTAAGTGTTACGGGATTCAATCTTGTTAATTTAAGATTTGAGTTTAGTGATATACTTAGGGATCCAGACGGAGTAACAAGACACGGTGTTATGAGATTTCGTGCAATAATTTTAGGAACTTCATAAAAGGAGATAAATTATGGCAGCACAAAAAGGTTCAGCAGTTCTAATCAAGGCTACTGTTAGTGGAAGCAAGGTCACTGTTGGCGGATTACGTTCTTCGTCTATTACTTTGAACGACGAGATGGTAGATATTACCAACAAGGACTCATCTAATAAAAGAACGCTATTACCGCAAGGTGGAATACAATCATTGACTATCAGTGGTTCTGGTGTCTTTACGGATTCTACCTCAGAGCAACAATTAAGAACCTCAGTTGGGGAATCAGTATTCAATACTTACGATTTTGTAATTCCTGATCTAGGAACTTATACAGGGAGCTTTCAAGTAACTTCCCTAGAGTTTGCAGGAGAATACAACGGCGAGGCGACTTACTCGGTAACTTTAGAGTCAAGTGGCGCAGTAACATTTTCAGCCGCATAAGCATGAAAACAGTTGAGATTAAAAAAGGTAAGGACACAATCCAAGGCACTTTCTACAAAGGTGTCTTGTCCGTGCCTAACGTACTAGGAGACTCGGTCTCGGAAATCGCCTTTGAGGGCAAGACCTACAAGGTCACAGACTCTATGGTAGATGAGAGAGACGATCTTATATATTTAACATTAGAGCTTCCAAAAGGAAGTTCAGGAGAAAAGTCAAATGACGAATCCGTTAAGGGGTGAAGTAAACATAGAGCTAGGATCGGAAACCTACAAGGCAAGATTAAACATTGACGCTTTGGTAAGAATAGAGACCGAACTAGATCAAGGCATACTTAAACTTGCCACCCGTATTGCACAAGCCGACGTGCGCATCTCAGAACTTATTACAGTATTAAAAGCCGCACTAAGGGGCGGGGGTAATGACCTACAGGAAAAAGACGTAGGCAAGATCATTACCGATATCGGAATTGTACAAGCAAGCACAGAGGTTGCTAAACTTCTGGCTACTACCTTAAGCGACCCAGAGGAACGGGAAGAAAAGGTGGGAAAGCCCGAAGAACAGATCTAGCTGACGAGATCAGTTGGGTACGTTATATGCAAATTTGCATTGGCACGATACAAATGAGGCCAGATGATTTTTGGAATCTTTCGCCAGTGGAAATGTATAGCGTTATAAAAGGCTTCAAACAATTCCACACAACCGAAAAAGAATCCATGTCAAGAGGCGAACTTGAAGAGTTAATGGAGTTACACCCAGATTAATGGCAACCACAGTAGACCAGTTAATAGTAGAGATAAAGGCAGACACTAAGGATCTGCAGAGGCAACTCAAGAATATTGAGGGCAGGATAGGTGGCGCAGGTAATAAAGGACGAACTGCCTTTGTACCTATGATCGGCAATCTAAAAAGTATGTTACCTCTGCTTGCTTCTGTTGGTGCAGGAATAGCAGGTATCTCCGCAGTCTCAGGCATAGCTAGAGTCGGCTCGGAATTTGAGGACATGCGAGATTCCTTGAACCAAGTATTCGGTAGTGTTCAAAGAGGTAATGCGGCTTTTAATAACATCCTAACCTTTGCGCAGACTACCCCTTTCCAAATAGAGGATGTAACTAGAGCTTTCATATCCCTTAAAGGAGCGGGTATAGAGCCAAATATGAACATGCTCCAAACCTTTGCGGATGCAGCATCAACCTCGGTAGATCAATTAGGTTCATTCAACGCTATGGTCAGACTGGTACAGAGATCTGCCGCAGGTGGTTTAGGTCTTGAGGAGATAAACCAATTAGACGATAGAGGAATACCTGCAACTAAAATCCTTACGGATGCTCTACAAGTTTCAAGGCTTGAGCTTAGTAAATTTGGACAAACTGCAAAAGGAGCCGCGGCAATGGTTCAAATCCTTATAAATGGCTTGCAGGAACAGTTTGGTGGAGCCATGGTTAACAAGATGGATAACCTATCTACTAAAACTTCTAACATGACTATTGCTTTTAAAGAACTGCAAAATTCTATATTTGAGGGAGGTTTGGCAGACTTTCTTAAAGATATGGCAGACCGTATGACAAATATGGCTAACTCTGCGGCTCGTTTAGTCAGGTCAGTATCAGGTAATGAAACTCTGTTTGATAAAACAGGCACAATGAGTCCAAGTGAACAGCTTAAAATTTTAGAAGAACAAAGAGACGTACTTAAGGATGCTCTTAAATTAAATCAAACAAACTTAGGAACTAAAACTGGTCAGGCGAGCGGGACGACTAAAAGGAATATAGGTCGCATAAATAGCGATTTACTAGAAAATGAATTTGACATAATGGAAGCAGAGGACGCAATTTTTGAAGAATTTTTATCCTCACCAGAGGGTATCGCTTTAATGGAGGCAGGCAAAACAGCAACAACAGAACTTGCTAAGGCTATGGGGGAACTAGACAATGTCGTCAAAGAAGCTGCACAAACTTTGTCTAGAGAGTTTGCTGATGCTCTTCTAGAAGGAGAAAGTCTACTAAGTAGCTTCGGTAACTTCGCTAAGAGTATAGTCTCCGAAATTATAGCAACTTTTTTGAGACTAGCCGTAGTAGAACCTATTTTAAAAAGTATTTTCCCAAATTTAGGCACAGGTACAGGAACACCAACAGCAGCAGGGGCAGGGGGTGGATTAGCAACTCACGGTAGACCTATGCTAGTAGGAGAGCGTGGTCCAGAATTATTTGTCCCTCATGCACCTGGCAATATAGTCAATGGCGCAGATACTCGTTCTGCCTTAGCTGGAGGAGGCGGAGTCGTGGTCAATCAGAATATAAGTTTTGCTACAGGTGTAGTTCCTACTGTCAGGGCAGAGGTAACGAAGATGTTGCCACAGATAGCAGACGTTTCTAAAGCCGCGGTCTTGGATGCCTCGCTTAGAGGTGGCTCATTTTCCAAAGGCTTGAGAGGTAGAAGTGGCTAAAGAAATAACCATGCCAACCACACCGAACTTCCTTTCTAGTGAGTTCTCGCTAGTTCGTACTATCGGTAACTCTATCAGTCCCTTTACTGGCCAACAGAAAGTACAAGAATTTGACAACGTCTTTTGGCAAGCACAGGTGACTCTACCGCCAATGAACAGAACCACTGCGGTAAACTGGCAATCCTTTCTCTCTAGACTTAAAGGCACGACTAACGTATTTCAGTTTGCAGATCCCGACGCATTGACCAACACAGGCACCTACGATGCTAGTGATCTTAAGGCAAACGCCAGAATCAACGATACCAGTACCACCTTGACCTTTAGTGGCAGTACGATAACCTCAAGCGACTCGGTATTTACCAACGCAAGGGTCGGAGATTATTTCGTGGTAACAGGCGCAGGAAACGAACCGAATAACGGAACCCATAAGATAACCACTAAGACAAGTGCCACTGTCGTGGTCGTAGATAGCCTTCTAACCGCAGAAAGCAGTACCAGTGGGTGTAAAGTCCAACAGAACATAAAGGGCGCACAGGGGCTTTCCTTGCAGGCGACAAGCAACTCGGCGGCAGGCTCTATTGTAGTAGGAGATTACCTCGGAATCCTGTCAGGCACAGCAACCACTAATCAACCCGTGCAGTTGGTATTAGTCACGGAAGCCGCAACCGAAACCTCAGGCTCGCCTAACGAATTTGCCGTAGGCATAGAACCGAAACTAAGATCGGGTATAGCCGATAACACCTTAGTCAAGTTTGCGAGTCCTAAAGGCTTATTCAGACTACAGAGCAACGAGATCTCTTGGTCGGCAGATCGTAACAGTATCTATCGCATGTCGTTTTCTTGCATGGAGTCACTCTAATGGCCACCAGACAGGGAATAGACAGCTCCATCGTAACAGCTTTAGGCGAGGATCTAACCTATCCCTTTCTAGCCGTCAAAGGCTTCTTTGACTCAGGTAACGTCAGGGTGTGGTCGGGCAACGAGGATGCCACTATAGAAGGCGAAACCTACATAGGCGCGGGTTCACTAATACAAGTAAGTGACATCAAAGAGACAGCAGAGCTATCCAGTAACGGTGTCTCAGTAACTATCTCGGGTATGGACGCTACGGTTTTAAATCTTGCCCTCACGGAGAACTATCAGAACCGTAAGCTGATTATATTGGTTGGCTTCCTTGATGGCGGTACTAATGAGATCAAGGGCGTTATGAATATGTTTACGGGCAGGATGATTTCCATGAACATAAGTGACTCTACGACAACCTCAACCATAGTAATTAATGCGGAGAACAGACTTATTGATATGCGCCGACCCTGTAAGCTACGTTACACCAGTGAGTCGCAGAAGTTTATCAGCTCCACCGATACTTCTTTCAATAGGGTGATGCAGATGATAGACAAAGAAATA